TTTTTCCCAGACCCGCTGATCTTTTGGCTTCATTGCTCGTTGACTTTTCACTTGAACACTCCTTAAGTTGTTCGAACATTCTAGCACGCTCATCAGCACGAACGAGGGCTTCAAAGGCTTTGAGGTAGGTTTTGTGTTTAGAAGCAAACCACACATTCATGCCAGCCTCACGGGCCATGTCTATGGTGTCTCTCATAGCGCTACCTTTGCCGTTGTTACCTCACGCATTTCCCAGCCCAACTGGAAATAGCTCCAACGCATTTGCAATGCAGGAACGTTATATTTGCCTGTTTTTGTCATGCTGAAGTCCGTGTGGCCTTTGACACGCATAGTGGCTTCAAAGATTTTTTGGCAATGTGTCATAAGTTCACCTGGTTCAATGCTGCTTGCAGTCCAGCCAGACCGCCTACAAACTGGTTGTTGATGTAGATTGCTGGCATCTGACGAATGTTGGCATCTTTCATCTTTTGCTCTGCAACGGGATTTGCATCTACCCAATACTCTGTATAAGGCAAAGATTTGGATTTCATCAATTGCTTTGCTGTTGTGCAATTAGGACAATTGCTTTTCGTGTAGATCGTGATGTTCATTTTTTGTCCAGCCAAATTGTGTAAGTTTTTAAACGATGGTCTTTTTTTCTGCGAAAGCTGTATTTACCAGTGATTTGATTGTTTTTGCAAAACCGATCAAACGTTCGTCTTACCTTATCAAAGTCATCTTCAGGAATTACCAGAGCTTCATCGCTTGAAATCAGTCTTGTGAATTCATTATCAAGGCCAGTTGTTCCTTTTCCTTTTTTTGGAATGGCTGGCTTTGATGTAAAACTGTATCCCTGGATGAATGGGTTTTTGCCTTGAAAATTAGTAGCCATTTTTAGACTCCCATGCAGATTCCCAGAAACCAAATTCAGCTTCCATTTCAATTTCAATTTGCGTTTCTTTGGAAAGAACTGGTGTAATGTCTGTTCCGTCAAAGAAAACAGATTCAAGACCAAGCTCAGTGTGCGTTCCGTCTTCGTCAGTTGCAGTCACGACTTTGAGGTAAACGGTGATAGGTGCGCCGTTCAGTGTGGTGACGAATTCATATTGAGTCATACAGTTCCTTGGTTGGTGAGCCTCTATTGTGGGGCTGATCGCCACTAATTTGTATTAGTAGAAACCCGTAGGTAGCGGCACATTTTCAGGCCACAATCCTTCAACCTGTAAAACTTTTACAGTAAAAAAGTGAGCATTAGACCAAAGTGCAATGCGCTCTGCCTTGCTGAGTTTTGATCCTTGATCCAATTGACTGTGGTAATGAAAGCACAGGCTTGCTATCAGGTTGTCATCAGCCTTAATGCCACGACCCTTGCCGCCACCCCAATTTGTGTGCGCTGCCACCACAGTTCCATCATCAGTGCCACAGCTTTGGCATGGAATCATCCTGGCGTTTTCCAATAGCTTTTTGCTTCTGATGTAAGCGTGCTTAGGAAACATCATTGCATTGTCCTGTCTTGTCGTCTGTCGTTTGCTGATTGTGTGCGCCAGATTTCCACTCTTGCTTGAGCAGCAATCAAATCCCACCGCAACTTTTCTTCAATGGCAACAGCTTCTTTTAATCCTTCCAGCAGCTTTGTGTAGTCTGGATGGCTGTATGCGTATTGCTCACGAGCATTTACTGTTGTGGCATCGCTTTCGTTCATTAGCAAAGCCTTTTGAGACTTTCTGAATTCTTCCAAGTAAACGCGATTTGCTTTAGCCTCAGAAAACTTTGCAGCGTTCTTCAGTATGTAGTCAACAGCAGTGTTTGGATCAATGTTCATTCAAGTTCCTCACGGACGCAAACATGGACGCTTGAAATCGTGTCATATCGCTTTGTCACATGAAGGCTGACCACCTGAACATCGTCCTTGTAAACGATTCCATTCATGGCATCCAGGTATGCTTTAGCCACGTTATCAAGATCAGGCTTCTTTGGTCGCTCAAAACGATTTAAACAGGCTTCCTTGCGTTTTTTTGAGTAACTGGCAGGGATTGCATGGTTGATGTAGATGTAGACCGCCACAGGCGTTTCTAGCGGGATTGCTGGACACATTGCAGACAATGCTTGGCTGGCAATCAACGACTCGTAATCTGTTGTTTTTTTTGGCGTGTAGGTGCGGCCAGTTTTTGTAAACCTTGGGCGTTGTTTCCCAACTGGATCGCCTTCAACGCTAAAGATCAATTGAAACGTCACAGCAAAGCCTCACCAACTTCTTCAAGAACTTGATTGCCGTGATAGCGACTTGGCTGTTTAGTGCAATCAGACTTGTTAAACCACACTGGAAAATCAGGCCACGGCCAGTCATCACGCATCAATGACAACAACAACTGTTTTTCATTCCTGCGAATTTCCAGACCTTTGCGGCCATCTTTTGTCATCCACATATCACCTTGGCTCATTCAAGTTCTCCTGTTCGTAGTTTGTGCATTAGTTGTCGTATGCGCTGAGATGAACCGTATCCCAAACGCTTTTCAAGATACTCAATTCGCTCTTTGGTCAAAACGCTTTGCTTTGTTGCTTGCCAAGTGCTGTACAAAAGCCGCGCTTCGCCAAGTTCAATTTGGTATCTGTCGCCATCATTAGATCGCTGTTTTCTGTCGTATTCCATTAGTGAAAACCCTTATTCCAAGTCACCAGTTAACCTTAGTGCCTCATCAATAATATGTTGTGGATAAGCAATTCCTTCACGTACTTTGTCCAAGATTTGCATTGCTTTTTCATGTGTCATTTTTTCACCTTTGAAATCAACTCAGCAATCCGCTTTTTGTTCGCTGCCATTTGTTCTGCTGTAAGTTTGTTTTCCAACATAACGACTGGCTTGTCTGGTGCTTTACGACACATTGCTCTGAACTCCAAGACAGTTGGCGGTTTGATTCCTTCAGGCATATTCTTCAAAGCGTAAGCAATCGAGTCTGCGTGATCCCTGAAGCCAGCCAGCTCATGCGCCCAATCAGCTTTCACTTCGTCAATGTTTAAGCCTTCCCAACGACCCAAGAACTCACGGCCATAGATCATGGTCAGCTTTGTGAAGATTCGATCAACCCAAGGCATTGGCAAGCTCATTTTTTGTCTCCAATGAGTTGAACCGTAGATTCCATGTCTATCGTTCTAAAGAAGTCAGCAGCGTCCTGGTAAGGCTCTGGAGCTTGTTTGGCAATAGAAGGTACAGCCTCTTGCATCTTCAAGCGCATTGATCGTTGGTAAACAGTCTCAGACTGCTGTTGCTTTTCAGCTATCCATTCAGCCTTCAATCCTTGGCTTCCACGAGTACACCACTCAACAAGAAACTTCTCCAATGGCCAATCAAGTTTGAAAGCCTCTTTTCTTGCACCTTCAATGACTGTTTGAGTGACAGCAGCCTTCTTGCTTTTCCTGAGCGACAACCAATCAGACCAAACCTGTTCTGAAACATCAAGTGGGCAAGCAACGACAGTTGCCTTCTTTTTGTGTTCTGTGTCTTGTGTTATGTGTACTGTGTTATGTGTAGCATTGCCTTCGGATTGCGTTGGCAATGCGTTCGCATCCTTTTGCTTTGACCAACGAGCCTTTGCACTTTCACTAGCCTTTTGTGATTTGTCACCAGCTTTTGCCAATTCTTTGTTAGCTCTGTGATGAATCCATCCATCCGCTGTACGCTCGAAATACTCTCGCAATACAACTGCAATGCAATCGCTATGCGAACGCATCCTTATTTGTCTTGCAACCTCTATTTCATCAAGAGGAATTGGACTTTCATGAAGATAGTACCAATCAAGCAAACGCCGATAAGTAAGGTCTTCCATCTCTGAAAGATGCTCAGTATGGCTTTTGTAATCGCCAATGTTGAACTGGTAATAGTGCATGAGGCACTCCAAAAGAAAAAACCCTTGAAAGCTGGTGGGTCAAGCACCAGACCTTCAAGGGTCAGCCTATGACGGCTTAGATGTATTAGCGTCTTGACCACGCCACATCTAAACCGTCTGAGCAAATCATATCACTTCTTTGGCGGTTTTCCAAAGTATTGCTTAGTGCCGTTGTTGTTGTCTTTACGCAACACTGTCCACAGGTGCTCACGTTCAAGACGAGCCAGCTTACTGTGAGGGCTGGTTGTCGGAAGGTATCGTGCTATCTCCGCTGCTGTCGCTCCCTCTTTGCGGGACAGGATCAGCTTCAATCGAGCCATTTGGCCCACTGGTTTCTTTTGGAACAGATTTATCATTTGAAATACCCTTCTTTGAAAAAATAGCATCCCAACGGGACGAAAAATCCTCTGCGGTTACAGAGTACGGACGAGGACTTGAACCTTTGCCCATATCAAGCCCTTGAATACACGGTTACAGGGTAGTTGTTTGGCTTACCCTTGTTGGACATATTTGCGATCTCCCTGGTGGAGAAAATTCCCTTAGATTTGCTCAAGTCAAACGCATTGCCCGAAGATTTTTTTGTACCACAAGGCCAAAATTCATCAATCACAACTGACTTGATTTGCTCAGTCTCAGGAACATATTTTTTGTTTGTCAAAACATAAAAATGGTTGTTTTTTTGAGTCTGCCCCATTCGGACAACTTTGTTCAACTTTATATAGCCATCCGCCAAAAGCTCGTCTTTGATTTCAGCAGCACTCACTTCAAATTTTGTAGTGAGGCGGTTGGCAATGCGGCGGTGATGATCTTTGGTTGTACGCAGTTGCTCAATATAGAACAACTTAGCGAGTGATTTGCTCAATGTAAATTCTCCGATTAAAAAGTGATTCCAGCGTAACGATCAAAAGAGCTTTAGTGGCCGCATCTATGTCACCAGGATGGTCGACATATTGTTTGACAAGCGAAAAAGCATAGTCTAGCAATGCGTCACTTGCTTTGAGTTCGTCATGGTCATATTGGTTCATAAGGTGAGATTACCACCAAAAAAACATCAATCAATTAGGGTTTGTACTAATACACAACAATGTTTTTTGGGTTAACAATAGAGTCTCCAACAACCAAGGAAATGTATGAATACATCACTTCTCAAGTACGCTCGACAGCTTTTTAAGACGTACAATGCATCCCCCGAGGTCATTCGCAGCTACCAACTCAAGTGGGCACGATCTGTTCACCAGCTTGGTGACAAATGGCTTTTGGCACAACCTGTAACTCGCAACTAACAAGGAATTGAAATGCAAAAAATCGCATCAGCATTGGTCAAAGCACAAAAAGCATTTGGTCCAGCACTCAAATCATCTACTAATCCACACTTTAAAAGCCGCTATGCTGATTTGTCAGCCTGCGTTGAAGCTGTTGTTGATTCACTGAATGAAAATGGCATCATGCTCATGCAGCCAACGCACGAATGTGAGTCTGGCGTTACAGTTGAGACATTGTTCATTCATGAGTCTGGTGAAACATTTAGCGCTGGTCGTCTTCATGTTCCAGCATCAAAGCAAGATCCTCAAGGATATGGATCTGCACTGACTTATGCAAGACGCTATTCGCTCATGTCTGCCTGCGGCATTGCACCAGAAGATGATGATGGTAATGCAGCAAGCAAGCCAAAACAAGAGCAAGCACCTGTAATCACAAAAGATCAAGCAGCCGAAATTGAAGCGTTGATTAACGAAGTCAAAGCAGACAAAGCAGGATTGCTCAATTGGGTTTCTCAGAACACCAACAGCACAGTCAAGACAATTGCACAAATCCCAAATGTGGCATATGTCCATGTTGTCAAGATTCTTGAGAAAAAACGGGAGCAAGCATGACACTGCCAGCACTCTATCAACTGCGTACTGAGTATGTTGAGCTGATGACTAAGTTGGCTGACATGGATTTGGACGCTCAAACCATTGCAGACACAATTGAGTCAACAGGTGTTGTTGAATCATTCAACGACAAGGCCGCTAACGTGGTCATGGTGGCCCGTCAATTTGATGCCCACTGCGATGCTATTGATTCAGAGATTAAGCGCCTACAAGCCCTTAAATCAAGCCGCAAGAATACCGCAGACAAGTTGCGTGATTACTTGCTAAACAACATGATGGCAGCTCAGATTGAATCTATTGAGCATCCTTTGATGACAATTAAGATCAGGAACAATCCAGAAGCTGTTGAGGTAACAGAAGAAAGTTTGATCCCACAAGAATACATGGACTGGCCTGCAATGCCACCTCCAAAACCTAACAAGTCGCTCATCAAAACTACTTTGAAATCTGGCGTTGAAATACCTGGATGCCGCTTGTCTCGCTCTAAATCACTCACAATCAAATAAGGAACTTATGAACAACATCTCTATCGCTGGTCAACTTGGAAAAGACGCTGAAGTGCGTTTTATGCCTAATGGTGATCCAGTCTCTAACTTCTCGATTGCTGACAGCCAAGGCAAGAACAAAGACACAATCTGGTGGAACTGCCAGTTGTTTGGTAAACGAGCCGAGTCTCTTGCTCCTTACCTGGTCAAAGGTCAATCACTGACTATCTCTGGCATTGTTGTTCAGCGCAAATATACCGACAAGCAAGGTCAAGAAAAAATTGCAACCAATGTCAATGTAAACGAAATTGCATTGCAAGGTGGTCGCAAAGATTCTGGACAAGGACAGCCAGCAAAGAAGCCTGAAGCAAGTGTCTTTGACGGCATGGACGACGACATCCCTTTTTGATTTTCGGGCCGAAAGCGGATGCTGTGATCCCGTAGGCCGAGCGGTTGCCCCGTTCTTCCGTTAGCCGGAAACAGACGCAGAGAGTAGGCCCAACTTTTAAGGAAATGAAATGCAATACTTTATCGGATTAGCTTGCTTTTTCGCATGGCTTACACACGTTTTCACTTGCTTTGCACAAGGTCTTTGGGGCTTTCTCGTTGCAGGTGCTCTTTTATTTCCTCTTGGAATTCTTCATGGTTTTTATCTCTGGTTTAAATAAAGGAACTGATTGATGTCGTATGCAAATGTTGAGATGAAGATCATTCAATGGGCTGAGGATCGCAAAATCATTCCAAATGCCAAGCCACACACACAATTGATGAAAGCAGTTTCTGAAATGGGTGAGCTGTGTGACGCTGAACTCAAAGGCAATCTTCCAATGATTAAAGATGGTGTTGGCGATGTCTTGGTCTGTTTGATTAACTACTGCGCTTTGAAGGACATTAACCTGGTTGATTGCCTTAAAGAAGCGTATGACGAGATCAAAGATCGCAAAGGCACAACATTGCCTAATGGAACTTTTGTAAAGGAAACAGCATGAGTTCAATTGCTCAAATTCTTGAACAGCGTAAAAACCAACATGGTGATTTGCTGGCTCAATCAACAATTAGCCAAGGAATGAAGGATGCAATGCGATTCACTCCCAAATGGAATGATCTAAAGCAAGACCAGAAAGAATGCTTGGAAATGATTGTTCACAAGATCGCTCGAATCTTGGCTGGTGATCCAAACTTTGTGGATCATTGGGATGACATCTCTGGTTATTCAATCCTGATCTCTAACAGGCTGAACTCAATAAAATGATGCCATTACCGTTTGATGTTGCTAGATGTGATCCTGAGCATCCAGATCACTATTGCAATAATTGCAAGTTGTATATCAAACACCCAAAACAGCAAATGGGCCAGAGAACACCTGTCATGCTAGTTGAGACAAGTGCCTCTGAGTCCTGCTGCTACAAACCAGTTAGCCACCTATCACAGCCAAAGCGTGTGTAATGTGTTTAACACGGTCATCTAAACCAATTACACCACCATTGATCTTCTTGGTCATGGCGGTGTAGTCTTTTGCATCGGCTTCTTTGTTGAGGCCACGCTTGTTCCAGTACCAACCAGCACTCAAAGCGGCGTACCTGGGAGCCAACAGCAGATCAGGACTGTGAATCAGGTCGACAGAGATGGCATCACCACACAATGTGTAGTTGTCTTTGCCAGTCAACTGAATAAGCCCCCTCCCCTTATACAAACTGCCTTCCCCTGTTTCTTCAGTACCGTTACCCATACGGCCACCATAGACCTTATTGGCGATCTTGTCAGGGTTGCGGTGATAAGGTTGTGCAGCCTCCAAAGAAGGAAAGCGAGAAGGCCAAACCTTGCACAAACTTTCAGCAGAATAGTTCAGGTTCTCTTGCAGAGTTTTGAAGTTGCCAGATTCGTGTGAGCACTGACCAATAAAAGCAGCCATCCGCAATGGAGTATTGATCTCATAACGATGAAAGACCTCATTTAGTGGTTCAAGCCATTCTTCACCAATATGCAGGGCTTTGAGTTGTTCAGCAGTAATCACTTCATACCTTTCATAAGAGCATCAGTTTTGGCTTGGCTTCCAGCAGATGAGCCGAAGTAATAGGCAATGATTCCACTCCAAGCTGTGCCTAGAGAGCCAAGCATAATCATCAATTCATTGGATGGCTTTGCAAATCCCATCATCAATGCATAAAGAATTCCAAAAAATCCAAATGTTACCAAGACAGCCAAAATTGCTGGCATTTTTGATTTTGTGTTGGCCTGCATTTCTCGTGCAGATTTTCGATCTTCAACCTCTGTTTTAAACAGTTCGGTATCGTTTGCCATCTTTGCCAGTTCGCCGTTTTGCTGCATCTGAGCAAGTTCGGCTTTGGCTTTTTCAGCAGCAACAGGGTCAGGCAAAAAGCGGTCAATCAATTTACCGCCAATTGCAGTCAGTGGATTCAAATCACTCAGGTTCATCGCCACTCAACTTTTTAGCAATAGCGTTGGATGCTTTGCGACCAGAGATACCACCCAATGTACCAACACCCATGAAAGCAATAGCTTTTAGGATCTCAAGGAAGATGGCATCAATAGGAGCCAACACTTGAGATTGTTCTTCAAAAGCAATGGCATACATCAGGCCAATAGCAATACAGAACACCATGCTGGCAATCAACTTGACAACAAAAGCCCAGACCCTGACTTCGATGTCTTCTGGACTCATATCTTTGTAACTGTTAATCATCATTTGCCTTTCAAAGAAATTATCTTCCATGATTTTCATGAAAGTTTAAAGCACGTTCTTTTTCAGCACGTGCAGCACAAGCATCATCAAAATTTTCAAACCATCCAATGTTAGTTCTTTTGCCTTGTGATGTGACGTATGCGTGCCACCTATTGCAATGCTTTGCAAAAGAAACACCAATCCTTCCTGACGTATTGTCTTTAGGAGTTTTCATATTCTTCATGTTTTCACTTCTAGTTGCAACAATTCTGATGTTGACTTTGCGGTTATCGTTTCTTTTACCGTTAATATGATCTACAAATTGAACCTCATCAGTTTGAAAAATCAAAGCAGCAGCAACTCGATGTGCAAAAGCCTTTTCATTCATAATTGAACCTGACAAATAACCAGTGCCATGTTCAGCACAAAGAGCTGGAGTGTTTGCATAACGTGTATTCCATATTTTCATGGCGCGAATATCGCCATTAAAACAATCGGCATCACGAATTTTCCAAAACAGTTCTCCTGTTTCTGGGTTGTATGAAATAAGTTTTTCCAGCTCTTTGTATGACAACATAGATTACCTCTTAAGACCATTGGCCCCAAGAGTATCTATTGCATTCCACGTGCTGTCAACATCTTTCTTAAGAGTTGAAAAATCTTTTTCGATTCCTGTAAGTTTGACTCTAATGTCTTGAACATCACGAGTGAAGACCTGCACACCGTCAACAGTAGTCTTCAAAGTAGCAATAGCACCTTGAAGTTTGCTAACGTCATTGGCTTCAACCAACGTTTGGATGGACCGCAAATCTTGTGTTAACTTTGAACCAATGGCTTGGTTCTCAGCAATGGCTTGAGATAGGTTGACAGTCGTCTCATCCAACTGTTTAACCTTCTCTGAAAGTTGAACAAGTGGTTCAAGATCAGGTGATTTGAACTCAGAGACAAAGTTCTTTACCCGCTGATACTTTTCCCATTCGCTACCAACAAGCATGATAGAGCCAGCGATGGAGCCAGCAATAGCCAAGCCCCACACGATATAGCTACCCTTTAGAGTAACACCACCTACTTTAAGTTCGGTGGTTTCTAAAGAGGCTTTGCCTGGTTTATCGTCTTCCGCCATTATTGGCTGAAGTTAACAACACTGGTATAAAAGGAATTGGAACCTTGAGTAAACTGGTTCAACATACCTTCTTGCGTGATTTGCAAACCATCTTGCCAAGCCAAAGTGATTGCTGTGTTGGCATAAGCAGCAGTGGTCTGAACATAGTTCAAGTCTTTTGCATATGTGTTGACAAAGTTGTCCACGTTCTGCGTCAAGGTTTGGTTCTGAGCAGCCCTCATAAACAAAGCAGCTTGAGATGCGTAACTGTTCACGTTAGCCAAACTGGTGTTGTAAGCAGCAACCTGAGAGCCAGTTACATCAGTGCTAAGACCAGCGTTCAATATGGCAGTTTGAGTAACCTTAGCAGTAGGAACGTCAGTGATAGATGCCATCATCTGATTAACCGTTACAACCTTTTGCAGATCAGCAGTAGCAGCAGCCAAGTTAGAAATCGAAGTTCTCATGCTTGCCAAGTTGTTGGCAGCTTGAGTTTCAAAATACTGACGAGAACCATTGAAGTTCGCAGTATTGAAAGCAAGTGCGGCAGAGTTGTATGTTGTACGCTGACCTTCACTAATCGTAGCTGTCTGGTAGGCAGTAGGATCAACAATAGTGCCACCACTTGCGGCAACAGACAGAGATGTACTGTAACGAGCACCAAGAGCCAATTGACCCTTAATCGCATCACTGGCATTGGCCAAATTAGTTACCACCTGACGCTGATTCGGCAGGAGCGTTTGTGCGCTTACTTGCCCGATACCTGTCAGATAAAGACCCAGAATCATTGCCAGAGCTGGCGATGCCAAGCGATATTGGCTTGAGTGGTTTGATTTCATAATCTGGCCTCCATTCAGGGTTTTGCTGCCACAACAACGTAGCTTGTTTACCAATAGCCCCAAGATATGGACACGGAGTTCCCGCCATAGCCATACCTTGGAATACTCGCGTGTCTTGGCAAAGGATTGCAACAGCAGCAACCTTCAACCCAAACTCATTCATTGTCTTTGCTAACTTCAAAAGCTCACACTGCTCATCTCTGCGATATGTACCGCCACCAAACCCAATGACTGATGACGATACAGATCCAGAAACACCAATCAAACAACTGTCACTACCACCACCCATAAACGCTGGAGCAATGGCACTTGGAGGCGGTGTGTGGCTTCCAGGCGCATTGCCGTTGTACGTTACTGAGTTGCTACTTGTTGGGTTATTTGAGTTGGAGTTGTTTGTTATGTTGCTTCCTTGCTGGTTTGTAGATAAGTTATCTACTGTTGCCGAGTTCTGTGCAAACGCCATAACTGGAACCAGAAGGAATAACCATTTCACGCCTTGTCAGCCTTCCCATCCAGCTTATCAAAAATCTGTTTCAAAATTTGCTTTACTTCTGCAATGTCTGATCGGTAATCGTCTTTTGCAACATAAGTGTGTGGAAGTTCATTAACCTTATCTTCCATTTTTTGAATCGTGCGTGTCAATTGGTTAATGACATAAATAGCCAAAAACCCTGCAACTGACACAACCAAATTAAAAAGCTGTTGGTTATCCATATTACCCTACCAATTTAAGAAGCAGATTCAAGTGCCGCAATACGAGCAGTCAATGCCGTGATGGTGGCTTGTTGTTCTTGGATGGCCTTAGTCAGCACAGCAACAACAGCGTCCATGCGAAGCGATTGAACTTGATTGGGGTCATCTTTTTCGCCATCAACACCACTTGGGATTACAGCTTGCAGTTCGTGAGCAATAAAGCCTTCACGTTGCTTTCCGTCTGCTTTAAAAACAGTTCCGTAGTCAGTGATCTGGTACGTCACTGGACGCAATTGCATAACACGCTCAATAGCGGGAGCAGTCTGCGTCTCAACGTCTTTCTTGATGCGGTAATCAGATGTGAGGCTGATAACACCTACATTGGTTGTGTCTACCCACAATTGCGCTTGTGATCCTGTCCACCAGAAGTTGAAGTTACTGCCGTTGCTTGTGCCGCCAGTGCCTTGTCTTCCAAGAATACTGCTTGCACTTATGGGGCCATAAACGTGAAGTTGGCCGCCTTGGCTTCCCGAAGATGAACCGTTAACTACAACTTTGCCATCGTGCTGAACATGAACTCGAATTGCGCTGTTTGTTCCAATAGAAACAGAGCCGGTTGCTGTTGGGTTGTTTAAGCCAATGCTGTCGCCATAGCCAGTTAGAACACCGATTCCTAAATCAGTGATGCCAACATTGCTGTCGTTGATTTGCACAAACCGATTGCCTGCACCAGTCATCTGGACGCTGTTGTTAAATGTTTTTAAGCCTGTAATGGTTTGGTTTCCAGTGGTGTAAACACCATTAGTAACTGTATCTGCGTTACCAGTGACGTTGCCAGTGACGTTGCCAGTGACATTGCCGACAACATTGCCATTAAACGCATCGCCAGCAGTGCCAGCCTGGAAATCTTTAAGCTGAGCCATCAACTCACGGATAGCATCATTGATTCCGCTAGGAGCGCAACCTTCAGCAATGTTGATGTTGTCAATGTCTGTGTTGTTTGCAGGGTTTGCGGAAAATTCGCTGATCTTTGTCTTTGCCATGATTAGTCCTTATTGAAGAAGCGAACGCAATGCCGCTGTGAATGGTTCTGCTGCTGGCACAAGTTGCGAACCAATGATTCCGCTTGTTATGCCTTGTGCTTCTTGTTCTTTTTTCATTCTGTCAATGACGTTACGCAGAATCTTGACTTCATCTGCACTTGTAGCTCTTGACATCAAGATGCGACCAATTTCATCACGAACAGGCTCTGGAACAGACGTTCTTTTCATCGTGTTTGAAAGCATATTCACCAAAGAACCAACATCCATTGTCTTGGCGGCAGCAGCAAGATTTGCTGTGTCTTTCAAAGTTTCAAGGCCAACATCTTCCATTCGTGCTTCACGACCAGCAGTTGAAGAACCACGACCAACAGACTGAATCTCTTTCTTACGTGCTTCAGCAGCAACATCAGAAGCAAACACACGGAAAGCTCGTTCGCTTGGGAAGATTTCTTTCAGTCGCTCTTGAGTCGATGGTTCTTTCCACATATTTAGCAATCGAGTTTGACCAGACTGTGTACCAGCCAAATCACGCAAACCCTCATAAGCACCAACACGGAATGATTCAAGTTCAGAATCACTCATGTCTTTAACAAGTGCCTTTATGGTTGATGCTGGCTTATTCAACACTGTGCGACCAAGTTCAGCAGCAGAGATAAGTGCGCTTGGGCCAGCGTATGCGTTACGTGCGTTTTTATACAAAGATGTGCCAGTGTCTTGGTCAACCGTTGCGTCATCAAGTCGCTTAAGCAAATCTTGTTTCAGTTTTACAACAGAACGACCAAACTCGTTTATTTCGCCACGCTCGTTTGTTGCGGCCTTGCTGCTGAGAATGTCATCAATGCCACGCTTGACTTTATCCAAGTCAGTCATTGATGCATCAGTAGCTTTCTTAAAGTCTTTCAAAGTGAAAGGCTCACGCAAACCAGTAGAGATTTTTTCGGCACGACCAAATGCGCCAAGTTTGTTGGCAGCGTCAAGAATCTGCTTCAAGTCATCATCAAGCGTTACAGTCACAGTCTTCAGTTGGTTATACAAAGGGGTTGCTTCTACATCACGCTTTGTAAGCAAAGACTCCACTGAATCAGCCAAACGAGCGCCAGTTGGAGACAGTTGTTGTTGTGCAGAAGTTACAAGGCGACCACCACGTTGTGCTTGACGCTGACGGATCAAATCTTCAGTGTAGTTTTTAGTGCGGCCAGGCAGCGTTGCCATCGTGTCCAGCAAATCGCGGGTGTTGTAACCAGCAGATTCAGCAAGAATCGCATCATCTCCAAGTTTAGACATACGAGCAATGATTTGATCTGGTGTAGCACCATCACGCAACATTGCCTGAGCAACACGGTTACGAGCAACATCAATAGACGAGCCGCCAACAAGTCCTTTAATAGCCTCTGGCACTACTCGACCAGCCTGTGTCTTAATCATTGAAGAAACAGGACGAGCAACCTTCATTGCGCCTTCAGTAGCGCCACCCAACACAGCACTTGTTGCAGCAGTTTTCAAGGCTTCTTCTGGAATCTGAGCAGTAGTTTCAGCCTCACCAGCACCAGAGACAGCGCCAAACAAACCACCAGCGCCAACAGATCGCAAAACAGGGCCAACTTGTGGCAATACAGCACGACCAACATTCACCATCCCCAATGGCAGTGATGCAACGCCTTGAGCAACAGCAGAACCGATTGGTTGTTCTTGTTTATAGCTTTCTACCCCAGAGCGATAAATGTCACGACCACGGCTGTAAGCATCAGCAATTGGCTCTCCTGGCTTGGCAATAAATGGAGCCTGAAGCAAACCAGCCAATTCATCAGCAAAACCAAGTGTCGGGCCTTGTGCTGCTGTCATGGCAAGACGAGCAGCTTTTGGAAGCGCTGCGCCTTGAGTTTCTTCCGAGGTAATCGCAATCTCTTTAGGCAAAGGCAAGCCGTTGCTAAGATACAAGGCACGAATTTCTGGAACGCTATAACCAGCGTCCAAGGCTTCTTTGATGCGTTGGCTTTCGTCCATATCATTGACCCCCTCTTGGGCGACCAAAACCTAAAATTTCTTCTAGTGTTTTTGGTTGTTTGACCATATCAAACGGATTGGTAATTGATTCATCATCACCACCAAGACGCTTATTAATTCCTTGATATGTTTTCAATGAAGGCTCAATCATTTTCTTACGCTCAACAACAAGCGTATCAATGATTTTCTTCATGTTGTCGCGCTCTTTTGGTGTAAGTGTTCCACCTGTTGTCAATTTTTGGGCATAACTCTTAATGTTCTCAGGGACAGACCTAGAACCCAAAACAGTGGAAACATCACCAGCTTGCACAGCTCCAGCAGGGTCATAGACCTTTGCCACGTTGTAAATCATCGCGCCATCAGCGTTTGTGTTGCCCTTTTTGGCTTGCTCATAAGCAGCGTAGAAGCCTTGCGCTCTCATTGCTGTCTCGGCAGCGCCAGAGTCCTTCAACACACCTTCCCATTGGTTAATGGTCTTCAGTTGCTGAGTTTGAACAGCAGTTGGGTCAGCCAAGTTAATTTGTGGCTGTTCAGCTTTACGCTGTGTTGTTGCTTCAATGCGAATCTTGTCAACAGCGCCTGGAATGTTGCGAAGCTGGCTAACATCATCAGTGCCATAAAACAACAATGCGGCATTGCCTTCTTTGCCTGTTAGCTTGGCGACCTTTGGAGCGCCAGTGGCAACTACTTCTTGTTCATTTGTCAGAGGATTGATGCGAATCAATCGTTCGTTTTCACCAACTTTTGTAAGTTCGCCTTGCATTGCCTTTTGAGCAGTCACCAATTCAGCCAATGTTTTGCGACCCTCTGGGCTTGCCATCAACACAGGTGAAAGTGATTGCAAATCAAGACCAGCAGCACGACCAGCCACAGCAGGAGTTTCACCGATATAGCGGCCATCTTCTTCAACCATCTGAGCAGGGATGCCAGCAACTGCTGGCTGATACGAACCAGCAACAGCACGGTCAATCAATTGCTGACGGGCCAATGCTTCTTTCTCACGTTTGCGCTTCTCCAGCAAATCTTTCATCTGAAAGCCTTGCACCTGCTCTTGCAGTTGGTTTTGCATCGCAGACGAATACAGTTTCTGGCCTTGTTGCAAGCCTTCAGCGATAGATTGACCAGTGTTGCCACCTTGGAACAGTCGAGCAGCCAAGCCATACAAAGCCTGTGCTTGTGCGTCATCACGGTTGCGCTGAATGTCCTCTGGACTCATACCCAACAAGCCAAGAGTCTGAGTGCCACCAGTGCCGAAAATGTCAAGTAGTCCAGCCATGATTAGTCCTTAGTAGCCACTGATGTTCGCATAGTCATATTGCGAAAGATTTGCGTAAGGGTCAGATACAGCGGGTGAGCCAAAACTACCAAGCCAATTGCCAATGCTAGACAAACCAGCAGTACCGCCAAGATTCTTATACAAACCGCCAACTGTTGCAGCAGTACCCAACAAGTTTTGCAAGGTAGATGTATCAGCAGAACCAGTTTGAGTTTGGCTTTTCAATGTCGCCATTGGGTTGCCGTACACGCTAGACAAGAAGGTTGCCAAGTTTTGTTGTGGTGCTTGCTGCTGAAAATTGAACCGTGCAATGTCAGACTGCAACTGTTGGCCTGTGTAGCCTTCACGGGCTTGACCAGCAGCCAGCAAGTTCTGAATGTCTTGGTAATCAGCTTGAGCCATACCTGGTGCAGCCATCGTTGCTGCTTGCTGTCGTGCGCGTTCATCAGCATAGTTCTGATAAGACAGTTGACCAGCAGTGTTGCTCAGTTGTTGCGCCAATTGACCAGAGGCACGGTCTTGCAGCGTACCCATTGCACCAGAGCCATATCGACCAGCTTTAGAAGCAGCGGAGCCAATGTCACCGATTGCTGTCTGAAACTGTGTTATAGCAGCTTGTGCAGCAGGGGCAAACGCACCTTGGAAGAATGGATTGCCTGACAGGTAATTGCCACTAATGGTGTTGCCAATTTGCTGCTGTGCCTGACTGACTAATGGACTGCCTTGCATTGCACGTTGCTCAAGCGCCTGAAGACCAGTTTGAGTAGTCTGAGATGGAGCAACATAGCTTTGACCTGGGTAGTATTGAGGTCCACCAGCCTGATACAGACGCTGCGCCTCACCCAATCCGTAGCTCAGAAATGGCTGGATTGTTGGATCAATTTGTGTGGAGGTAGTGACCGCCATGATTAACTCCTAAAAGTTTTGGATTCCATAGCGGGTGATCCGTTGGAACCGATTATAAACACTTTAGCCAATAACAACATACGCATATGTCTTATCAGCCGTTGAATTTGCAAAATGCGTGATTGTTGCAGATCCCTTGCCTTGGGAACTTATGTAAACATTGGAATAAGCCATTGGCGCAATGTATTGGACAGAAATGATTGCAGCAGGGATTGATGGTCTAGGGATTACAGAGTCTGCTGGGTAGTGTTCCAACGTCACACCAGTGTCTGAAACAGAACCTGCAATTTGAATGTAATCATTTGCGTTTAGGTCAAGAAAAATACTCATGTATCCAATCATTGCTGCTGGATCACCAGTTGATTTTCTTGGTGGAATACCAAATCTTGATCCCGAACGAACAATGTCAGTTCCATTCACACGATACCAAACATCAGCATACTGATGATCGTTTGTGCTGTTTTGCAATTGAAGCGAAAAATTGACGTTATAAATACCGCCATTTCTTACATTTATCCGTGTTGAATTTGAAAGATATACGCCATTTGAAATTTCTGTTGTATCCCATGTAACAACAGCAGTAGACCCAACACTAGGAGCAGATTGATCTGTGTTATTTGAAAACTGACCATAAGGCGCAGCATCTTCTTCAGCAGCATCTGAAAATGGAATCAGAATGATTTTGCTATCAGGACTGATGCGCTCATCGTAGAGCATTGTCGTTGTAGCGTTACCAGTAGCCAGGGTTATTGTTCCCGTATTATTGGTTTTGCCATTCATGATGCCATTGACAATCTCAGCAACTGCCCGAGGATCTTGACCAAATGGAGGTAATGTTCTGAACATCGTTGCCATTAGCGAACTCCTTGTCCAGCCAAATCAACATCCAAAGAAACAGCAGTTGACCAATTGTTCCCAGTGGGCACAACCTTAAACCGATGGTAGTTACCGTTTGAGCGCAAAGACACACGGTTATCAGAATCTGCTGCCACCTGAGAACCAAACGATGGCACTTGGCTCAAAAGCGTCCTGGATGCCACGGAAACGGTCGCAGAGCCGTTATCTATCTGCGGCCTAGCCAATGTCACCACCGAGCGCCCACCAGCGTTCAAATCGCCTGTAATCAGTTGGCCTGTTGCTGGTTGGCCGTTGTACGTTACAACATAAGCACCAGAAGTTCCGCCAAGGAAATACTTGCCGCCAACGTATAGGATCGAGTCAAGACTTACGGGCAAAGCATCAATGCTGGCAGAAATAGAATCCAAATTCTCAAGCGTTGTTGCAGCAGTTGAAGCATCAGAGATGTAATCAGCGCCAGCATCTCCATATGTCCACTTTTGTGTCTTGAAGTTGTAAATGATGAGTTGACGCTGTGCAAAAGTTGTCTTGAAGTTCCAGATAATCAACTTGCGAACAGGGTCGACAGCAGCACTCATTGTGGAGAATGCGCCTTCATCAGCGTTTGTAAAGAACCAGCGGTCAACCTTTTCCGCACCAATCGGCAGAATTTGCTGACCATCGCACATATAAAAACCATCGTCAGACAAGAAAAAAGTCACGCCTTGAGTCTGAACAATAGACCCTGCTGCGATACATCCCTTGCCACGGCTAATGTTGTCAAACTGAAAGATGAAAGGCGTTCCGACATAGCTCATGCGGCTGATGCCTTTTTCCATGAACACTAAGCCAAATTCACCACCACGGATGCCAACAATCTGACCGCCATCAGCAATGTCTTGGAAATCTGCTTGGGTTACTTGGCTAGATCCCCATGTGGTTTCATCATTGATGCCAGACCAACGAACCCGCGAAGGGTAAGTTGTGCTTGACTCATTGGTAAATGCCGTGACAACAAAATCACGAACAACAGTGACAAACTTGCAAACTGGAGCGCCAGCAGCAAGATCAGCAAATGCTGTTGATGTACCCAGCGTATAGGCTTGCATCGGGTCACTGAAGTTTGTGCCAATAATCACATTGCCAAACTGAGTAAAACGAAAACGATCAGCGTTCGCGTTAGGAGTGTAGCCACCAGACTTCGAGACATTGGTCACAACACCAGTACCACTTATGTCAAAAATCTTTGTTGAACCAGCAGCAAACAGCTTTGTTGCGTTAGCAGGAGTTTTACCAGCCACCAGCGTGACAAGACTTTCAGAAGCGGCTTGAGAAAACACAGCAGCAGTCGGCAAAGGACCGTAACCAATAGCCTGAGAAACAACGTTCTTGGCATCAGTTAGCGCACCAGAAATACCAGGTTGATCTGGCATCCATTCGCCAAAGGTCAGTTTTGTAGTAGCCATGTGTTATTCCCAGTTGATTGCTCAGTCCAAACATTTGAGTTTGAGCTTACATCAGTCCAAACATTTTCGTTTTCTTCAACATCAGCCCAATTATCGCCAATTCTTACAGCGTCTATTGTGTAGCTGGCAATGCAGCTTACGCTTGCTGAATCACTATAAGTGGCGTTGGCAAGAGCTGAAACAGTGCAAGTTCCAAGAACAGAAGATGAACCAGATGCCGTGATTCGAGCACTTGCAGTAGCAGATGCAATGCCGTTAACGCTAGAAGATGATGACCTGATCCTTGAGTAAGTGACAGACAGATATGCTTCACATCCAGCAGTACCACTATCAGAAACCAAACGTGTATTATTTAGAACTGCACTTGCAGAGCAAAAAACACTAGCTGATGATGACTTTGTTGTTGAACCAATGGCCGTGACCGAAGCAACGCCAACAACAGACGCAGACGAATCTTCATAGTCCGCATCGTATGTTGTATAGCCTGGGACCCAGTAGCCTGATTCAACGTAAAAGTCTGAGATCATCACGCACCGCCAATAGTTTTACCACGTTGGTATTTTAAAAATCACGCGCCGTTGACGCTATCAAATGTAACTTGGAAATCGTCAAATTCAGAAGAAATAACAACGGCCTCATGTTCTGCAACTAATGGAACAGGCTCCACATACTTATTTTTGATTTCTTCGACCTTAGCCAGCCATTCTTCCATCGTAGCTTCACCACGCTGAGCTTTGAAGAACAGAGGATCTGACTCGGTGCGATATGCCTCTGCACGAGCAGCTTTGTTAGCAGCAAGGACAGCGGCAGCGTCAGCATCCAGTTCCTCTTGTGTCTTAGCCTCTACCTGAATGGTGAAGACTTGATTGTCCTCAACATATGCAAGGCAAGCCACAAGTTTCTCTGTTGCATGGTCATAAGGCTTCCACAGAGTTACCTGAAGGTAGCCTAGTTCCTCGATCTGAGCCAAGGTAGGGCCACCAGCACCAAAGGAGGTGTTAGGTAGCATGGAAGCGTGATCGGCAATATCAATGCCTGTTTCAGTTACTTTTGCAATAAGCATTTATTACCTCGTTGGAAATGGTGCTGTTGGGACGCTGAAGTTGGAAGTGTAACGAGCGTAGCCTTTGGTGATGCGCAGGTCTTCCATGTAGCCTTGTAAATCAACAGTGCTGTATCTTCCAACAAGGTTTGGAGATGCACTGCCAATTGATGCGCTTACAGTTGCTGTTGATCCTGTTTGAACACCGTTTACAAACATTCTCAAACTTGTTCCTGACCTGCACCAAGCTAAATGCGTCCAAGTATTTGTAGTCACTGCTCCGTTTGTGCCTGTTGCTACGTTTGAGGAGCCGTTAAAAACAAGCATTTGCCCAGCGCTGCCAACGTAAAACAAGTATGCGTTGGAAAATACAGGCGCATAGTTTGCACCGCCTAAGCTGCCAAAGTTAACCCATGCTTCAACAGTAAAGTCACCTGTTCCAAAAGAAAATCTATCAGAACTTATGGCTGTCAAATAATCCCCACTCCCATCAAACGCCATCGAGCTACTGCCAAACTTAGCCTGAGCCGTGGACACCTGAGCATTACCCACAGTCACCAGATCGTTCAACGTAGCAGCATCGTAGATACCAGCGTTGGTGCAGTTCAGCAGCAGGGATGTGCCTGTGATTGCTGTGACAGGGGATGTGGGTGGGGTGAAGGCTGCTGTGTAGACGGCGGTGCCTTTGACAATTCGGAGATTGCTCACATAGCCATTTAGTTTTGAATACGTAGTGGTTTGGTTTGACCCTGCCGACCAGTTACCAATACCTGTTTGAATTGACGCACCAGCCCACACAGTATTAGTTGAGGATACTTGTTGGACGCCGTTAAGAAATAATCGTGTTGTAGTTCCAGAACGTGTCACAGCAACATGGTTCCATGCGTTTCTTGTCAATGCTGCGGTAGACAAAATTTCCCAGAAACTTCCACGAGATGACGTAGACCAAGTAGTAAACTTAACAAGTCCTGCCGAAGTGTAAAGAAGCTGGAAATTCTGACTTCCTGAGTTCCCATCGTCCTGCATTGCAATGAAGTTATATGCGTTGAACGCATTTGGAAATACCCATGCTTCAATTGTGAAATCACCACCGAGCACGTTGGTTGCAGTGTTTGCAGGTATTGTCATCCAATCGGAGACACCTCCAAAGTAAGCACTACCGCCAACACTCGTTGCATAGCTCGAAGCAGGCTCAAACGGCTCAAAAGCCTGAACAGTTGGAGTCCCTGTAACAGTGATAGCAAAGTTGTTGCTGCTGTTGTCTTTGAAGCGGTTGCTCTGGCAAGTCAGCAGGGATGTTCCGCTTACTGCAGTCAGAGGTGTGGTTGAGGGTGTGAAGTTGCTGGTGTAGAGGGCAGTGCCTTTGACGATGCGAAGGTTGCTGATGTAGCCGGGGAAATAATGAGTATATGACGATTGCGTCAACGCACCTACTCTGAAAGTAGGCGTAGAAGGAGCCACCCAAGCCCAGTTATTTGTTGTCAGTGTTACCGAAGTTCCATTGACATATATAGCTCCTGTTGTCCCGTTATAAACAGCAGCTATGTGTACCCACGTATTTAAAGGAACGTTAAAAGAACCAGTTATGCCCACTCCTGATTGATTTCTACCAAAGAAAATTAAGTTATCTGTTTTGTTGATATGTAATTGATAACTTGAAGTGCTGCCTGATTGATAATAATTACAGATATTGGCCCTTGCTTTTCCATCTGCGTCATTAGCAGGCGTAGCGGTCAGAAAAACCCAAGCCTCGACAGTAAAAGAGCCATCAAGCACAAACGCTGTATTTGCAGAAGCTGACAAAAAAGTGTTTGAGCCGCTGAAGTAATTACTCCACTGACCCTCAGGCCAGTACGGAGTCACAGAACCCTGAGTGGGCGTACCGTTGCGGGTGATGGTGAAGTTGTTGGTGCTGCTGTCCAAGAACGTGTTGTTCTGCTGTCCATTGGTTCCTGTGTCGTTCAGGAGCAAAGAGACATAGTTGAACTGGGGATCACTGGACGCTGGAGGAGCAGCAGATACTGCGCCAGCAGTTTTAGAAGCAGCAAACATTTATTACCTCAAGGTGTGTAGTTCTGACCAACAGTCGTGCCGTACCAGTTTGTGCCGTCACTGAAGAAGGAATAGATGTCCATGCGAGAGGCAGTGCTTGTCACCGTAGGAGCAGTGCCAGATGGCCACTTCACAGTGGTCCAAGTCACACTGTAACCGCCAGAGCCAGTCTTCAACTGGATCAGGAACGACTTACCAGCCACTGCTGCTGGCATCGTGATCGTTGCACTTCCCGTCAACGTCAAAATCTGCACCGTGCCATTGGCCAGGCTAAGCGTGATGGCCGTGCTGGTGTTGGCCGTGTACGGCGTTTCAATGTAGTTGGTAACAGTGGGGTTGGTCAAAGCACCGTTAGTGCTTTCAACCTTGCCACTGTTGAGGTTTGTAAAGTTCGCATCGACCTCATTATGAGTTAGAGGCGAACCCTTCCCAGAACGAGTTACGATGGTTGTCATGCAAATGTTACCGTTAAGTTGCTAGAAGCAATGCGGAAAACATCGCCGTTATCAATGGTTTTGGCAGTTGTCAGTGCGCCATGAATCAACAGATTGCCACTTGTAGAAGCGTCCAAAATGCCGAAATAAGCAACAGTGCCCCAAGATCCAGTGGCTTGTGGAAACTCAATCGTTGCTGAAGTAGTAGACGCGCCGTTAGAAGGTGTAGCAAATGTCGCAGCTTGACGGGCATAGCCATTGCCAGAGACTTCCGTGCCCGTATTAGCGTCTGTTGGATCGCTTGTATAAAGTCCGACATAAACAGTCGTTGGGCTGGTGTAGGCAGTATTGCGCAGCACTGCGTTAACCAGAGCGTTCTCAAGATAGTTAGACATTGCTGCCATGATTCACCTCACAAGGTTGTTTTGATTGAAAGTGGGACGCCTGAATACTGACCTTGTTCGTCAGAGCGCGTAATAGATGCCATAGCGCGATCAAACATAGTTCCCCATGTGTTGATCCGTGCGTCATCCATAAGATATGGTGCAGCCTCAAGCAACGATCCGTAAAGCAAAGCATCAGGCACGTTAGCCAGGAAAGCATTGCTTGTGTTCGTGCTGCTCAAGAATGTAGGTGCAGCAAAGTAAAACAGCTTCAATGTATATACAGAGTCTGGGATTGGAGCCAACTGAAAGTCGTTAGCCAGCACCGTGTAATTAACAGGCTTACCAAGTTCCCATGTGGGCGCGTTTCGGTTAAAGGCTGAAGGACTGTAATAAGTCAGAGACTGAACAGGGTTACCAACAACCACGAAATCACGCACCTCAAGGAAGTCAGTTGGCAATTCAACTGTCTCGTCACTGGCGACAGTTGCTGTGGTCACCGACTTCAGCATCTGACGAATACGCAGGTCACGCCGTAGACGCAATTCAGCCAGCCGAATAAAGTCAGGAATCTGCGCTGTCAGGTCAGACCGAGCCAAGTAACCAGCAATGGTGGTCTGCAAATCAGCATAACTGGTAAAGCTCATTTAAATCACTCCTGGGCGCGTACGCCATGCACGGTTGTCTGGGTTGTTTAACCACATTGCAAACCGAGCGTTATCAATAACATGGAAGCCGCGCATGATGCCTTGGTTGTTTAGTTCATCAATGGCAGTCAAAGGGATTGACGCTACCTTATTGCCATAGATTTCATCAGACCACTTGGCACGTTCGTCATAGCTGTTGAATTCTTGCTTGTTGCGCTCAACAATTGCCGAAACATCTTGAGCAGTTTGAATGACCAAACCACCATTGCCATCAGCGTGAGCAACAGATTTGCGAAATGTAGGGTTTTCCATAATTGCAATTCTAGCATTGGCAGTGTAAATAAAAAAGCCCCCCAAGGTTTCCCAAGGAGGGCTTCGGCTAGCTTACGCTATATCAAGGCGTGAGGTCTGCCATGATGCCATGAGCAGCTTGGTTCTTGACTTCCAGAGTCAATTCAGCCAACAGTTGGGTCTTTTCGCTGTCACCAGTCTTAGCCAGTTCGATTGTCTCGAAAGGACGCAGGTAAGAAACTGCGGCCATGTCAGGATCAACCAAGAAAGCAACTTCGTTGCCGCCGTTGGTGCTGTTCATGAAGCGGTTAGGCACAACCGAGATAGTGCCGAAATCGCTCATGTACACATCAGCAGCGCCGATGATGGTGGTTGGCTCGTTGGAAGGAGCCATGTAACGCTGTGCAGCGA